ATCGTTAGGTTTCCCCCCGCCCAGATCTTGGAAAACCATGATCAACTAGCTAGCCTGGTTACGATCCGTAATGCTATAGCAGAGCGAGGCTTTTAATGGAAGACGCGACCGAGCAAGTCAGATTCAAGGCCAGTCCGGAGCTGATCGAGAAGCTCAAGGACTGGAGCGAGCCCGTCCAGATCAGGATCCGGCCCGGAGAGGAAGGCCTCTACGAAATGGAGGCCCGTGACCCGTTCGGAATCACAGAGGAGATGCGCATTCGAGGCCAGGAGCAGGCCCTTATCGAGGATGCGCGAGTCGCCGGGGAGCAGCTCCTGCACACGTTCAGGCGTAATCTCGCTGCCCTTGACGCGATGCCTGACGGCACACTGGTCTATTGCCAGGACCATGGCTGTACGGGTCACCCGATCGAGACTGTCCGATGACCCCGGGCGAACGCAAAGCAGCGCTGGAGCTGGAGTTCGAGCGGCTGAAACAGCGACAGGACTACCTGGACCGGATGCTCCAGGGTCACCCGGACACGTGGGCCGGCATCCAGAACCTGGTGCCGGACGGGGTAGAGCTGGTCATCGACAAGATGGTCACTGAGGCACGCCAAGGAGCCCTGGCTATGGCGACGGTGGCGAAGACGCTCGCGCAGTTGGGCGAGAACGCGCCGGTGGCCGAAGAGGTCGACCCGCTCCAGAAGATTCAGGACGAGCTGGCGGCCAAGCGCCTCTCCAAAGCCCAGTAATGCTATAGTCGATGGCATGAGTGAGGACACGAGCAACACCTACAAGGCCGGCGACGAGGTCACCATCAAGCGCGGCAAGCGGTCCGGCCAGACGGCCACCGTTCTGGACGTGAGCCCGTCCGAGTACTCGATCAAGTACGCGGACGGCGCGTTCGGGGTGGTCGGGCACGACAACGTCAAGCCCCCGGTGGAGAAGGTCCTGACGGCATCGCATTTCGAGGAGATTGCCAGGGACTGCGAGACCAACATCGACATTCTCGAGAAGGTCCTGGACTACTTCCGCTCCTGATCACCACCTCACCCCCGGTCCCGTACACTCGGGCCGGGGGTGATCCATGTCCGGGGTGATGCTTGAACCGAGAGAAGGCAAACTCTGGCTTCCGGACGGCTCTCTCTGGACGCCCCCGCCGAGCGCTGACGGCATCCCCTTGGAGCGGATCGTTCCGCGGGTCTGCATGGCACCCGACCATGCCGCCGATTTCGATGCCGGGCGCCAGGCCGCGGAACTGGCCGCCAGTGCGGGGCTCATATTGGATCCCTGGGAGCAGCTCTGCCTCGTCCTCGGCCTGGCCGAGACCAAGCTCGCGCGCTGGGCAGCGTTCACGGTGGCGCTCATCGTGGCCCGGCAAAACGGCAAGGGGGCCGTTCTGGAGGCCCTGGAGTTGTTCTGGCTCTTTCTGCGCGGGGAGCGCCTGATCGGTCACTCCGCCCACGAATACAAGACGGCCATGGAAGGCTTCCGGCGCGTCCTCTGGCTGATCGACTCCAATGACTGGCTTCGCAAGCGGGTCAAGAAGGTCGTCAACACCAACGGTGAGGAGGGCATCGAGCTTCTCACCGGCCAGCGGTTACGGTTCATGGCCCGTTCCAAGGGGGCCGGCCGCGGATTCACCTTCCACAAGCTGATCTGGGATGAAGGCTATGCACTCACCCGAGAGCAACAGGATGCCCAGTTGCCCACCATGTCCGCCGTGGACAGTCCGCAAATCTGGATCACCTCCTCCCCGCCTCTGACCTCGGACACCGGTGAGGTTCTCTTCCAGATCCGCCGGACCGCTCTGGCGCTCGGGACTGAGGTGACCTTCCTGGACTACGGTGCGGCCGGCTCCCTCGACGCCCTGGAAGAGATCAATCTCGATGACCGGGAGCTCTGGAAGCGCACCAACCCGTCCGAGGTCCATGCTGGCACCGGCCATGGTGTGAGCGTCGAGACCATGGCTCGCGAGCGGGCCGTCATGTCCGACGCGGGCTTCGCCCGGGAACGGCTCTGTATCTGGCCACCGGACATGAGCGAAGGTTTCGGCGTCATCACCGACGAACAGTGGAAAGCCATGCTGGACCCGCACTCCGGCTCGGAGGAGTGGCATCTCGATCCGGACGAGGCCGCTCGGATCGCCGGGGAACACACCGTGGCGGAACTCGCCAGGCTGAAGCCTCCCACCGCCCTGGTCGGCCGGCCGGTCATCTCGATCGACGTGTCCCCGCGCAATCAGGGCCAGGTCCGGGCCTCGCTCGCCCTGGCGTCCCGGCGCTACGACGGCCGGCATCACATCGAGGTTCTGGCCCGCGACTCCGGGACGGCCTGGGTCCTGCCCTGGCTACGGCGCTTCCTGCTCGCCGTGCCGATTGCCGGCTTTGCCATCGATCCGGGTTCCCCGGCCGGCTCCCTCCTGGCTGACATCGAGAACCTGTTCGAGGAGCTGGGCCTCAACAAGGACCTGATCATGCGCATGACCAGCCAGAGCGTCGCTTCGGCTTTCGGGATCATGTACGATGCCGCCCAGGAGACCACACCGAGCGTGCTCCATCTCGATCAGGCTGAGCTGGCCTTGGCCGTGGGAGGTGCCGTGAAGCGGACCGTTGGCACCGACGGCTACGGATGGGATCGGAAGAACAGCGCGGCGGACATCACGCCGCTGGTCGCGGTCACTCATGCCAACTGGGGCCTTTCGCAGGTCCCCGCCGAGATCGAGGATGAGCCGTTGGTGGTCTGGGCATGACGATCGTTCCCCGGCCGCAATGGTCCGCTGAGCAGGCTCTTGTGGAACGCCGTCAGCGCGCTGTCTCCGGCGACGTGATGGACGCCGAAACCTCCCGGATGATCATCGAACGGTGGGGCAGCCCGACCTTCCAGGCCTGGGCGGATGCGTTCCTCAACTACCAGGGGCAGATCTACCAGCCGGCATACACCACCACGTACGCCGGCCAGAAGGTGGAGGCTCCGCCGGACACGTTCGTCGGCTACGGCGAGGGCGCATACAAGCGCAACGGGGTCATCTTCTCCATTTCGATGGCCCGCGCTCGCCCGTTCTCCGAAATCGCTTTCAAGTGGCGTCGCAAGAAGGACACCGGCGGCGGTCCGAACCTCTGGGGTGACCAGCGATTGTCCCTGCTGGAGAACCCGTGGCCCGGCGGAACTACTCAACAGCTCCTCATGCGTGCCGAACAGGACGTGACGCTCGGCGGAACCGCCTTCTGGGCGCGTGAGGACGGCAAGAACGGTGAGCCGGACCGTCTCAGACGGCTCCGACCGGACTGGTGTGAGTTCATCCTCACCGCGCCCCCCGATCAGGCCGTGGCTGCGGACATCGTGGGGATCAAATACACCCCCGGCGGCCCGTGGAGCGGCGGACCGAGCCAGCTCTACCTCGTCTCAGCCAATCCGGACTTCACCGAGGCCGCTTTCTGGACGCCGATTCCCGATCCGGACGCCCTTTTCCGCGGCATGTCGTGGATTTCGCCAATCATCGACGAGTTCCGGGCCGACAAGGCAGCCACGATTCACAAGCTGAAGTTCTTCGAGAACGCTGCCACCCCGAATCTCGCTGTCAGCCTGAAGGAAAGCATCGGCCCGGAGAAGTTCCGGGATTTCGTCCGGCAGATGACCGAAGCCAGTGGCGGAACCGAGAACGCCTACAAGACGCTGTACACCGGCGGCGGGGCGGATGTCCGGGTGATCGGTGCCGACATGCGTCAGCTCGATTTCGCTATCACCCAGGGCCATGGCGAGACGCGTGCGTGTGCGGCCGGCGGAGTGCCCCCGATCATCGTGGGCATGTCCGAGGGACTCCAGTCGGCCACCTACTCGAACTACGGGATGGCCCGGCGCGCCTACGGGGACATCTTCCTGCGTAGCCAGTGGCGCTCGCTGTGCGGCGCGGTAGCGCCACTGCTGGACGTGCCGTCCGATTCGGTCCTCTGGTATGACGCCAAAGACGTGGCGTTCCTGCGTGAGGACAGCACGGACATCGCCACCCGGCAGACCTCGGAGATGGCCACTATCACTTCCGGCATCTCGGCCGGTTTCGAGCCGGACTCGGTCGTCAAAGCGTTGATGGCGGACGACTGGAGCCTCCTGAAGCACTCCGGGATGGTGTCCGTCCAGCTCCAGCCTCCGGGCGGGGCAGCCGCGGGCCAGCCGGCCATCGATCCCGCGACCGGCCAGCCGATCCCGCCGGCGGACGCCACTGGGGCACCGGCCGACCCGAACGCCCCCGCCGACCCCGGCACGGACCAATCACTGGCTGCCGCGCTCGACCAGATCGGAGCATGATCATGTTTATCGGTGAGCACGGCCCCGAACTGATGAACCTCACGAACTGGAGTCCGATCGAACGCCGTGGTCTGTTCGACCCGAACAAGCACCCTCGCGGCAAGGGTGCCCAGGGTGGCCAGTTCGTGTCCAAGGGCGCATCCGGCTCGGGGGACACGATCGGCTTCGACGCCAAGCGCGGCACCGGGGCGGGCTACGGGGCCAAAGGTGGGGACGCCCGGGTCAAGCAGCTCCAGAAGATCCTGAACAACCTCGGCTTCACCGATGCCGCCGGCCAGCCCCTGAAGGTGGACGGCAAGTTGGGGCCGCGGACTACGGCGGCGATCAAGCGCCTTCAGCGCCGGATGGGAATGCAGGCCGACGGCCTCGTCTCCCCTGGCCTGCTCCGGCGGATCCAGTCGGTGGACAGCCAGCGCCACGCCGCATTCAAGTCCGGCAAGAAGAACACCCGTCAGGCCGCCCAGGCCGCCCTGTCGGCCAAGCCGAGGCATCGGCGCACGACCGTGGCCCGGCCGGCCAAGAAGACGGCCGCGGCCGCGAAACCCGCGCCGGCCAAGAAGTCCACCGCCCCGGCCCGCCGGGTATACAGCGGCCACGCCTAGGAGACGGCCAGATGACCGACAACATGATCCAGCGGATCTACACGATCGAGGACGTGGACATCAAACGCGTCGATCGGACCGGTCGCGAGGTCACGGCCTACGCCACGGTGTTCGACACCCCGACCGAGATCCGCGACCGGCACGGCCACTACTACGAATCGATCAACCGCAACGCGTTCAATCGGTTCCTCGGGCGCGGTGTGGCCGGTGTCCAGGTCTTCTACAACCACGGATACGACCTGACGGGCAAGCCGAACATGGTCGGCGCGGTCCCGATCGCCACCCCACTGGACATCAAGCCGGACACCCGTGGCCTGGTCACCAGGTCCCGCTACAACGATGGTGAACTGGCAGATGCCGTCCTGGCCGCGTGGGAGGGCGGGCAGATCACCGGTCAGTCGTTCTCGGGCAAGGTCCAGCAGGATCGCAAGGCCGGCAAGCGCGGGACGCTCGATCTGGTAGAGCGCACCCAGTTGACGCTGAGGGAGTACGGGCCGACACATTCCCCGGCCTACGCCGATGCCGGACTGATCGCCATCCGATCCGACCTCGAGGCCCTGGTCCGTTCTATACTGCCCACGATCATCGCCACTTCAGCAGACTCGCCGGAAGGCCACCCTGCCGAACTCGCGGAAACGGTGACGGACTCGCTCATTCCGAGCCACTCCAGCCAGAGGGAGCGCTACGCGCTACGCGTCAAGCGCATGAGGAAGACTGGAGTGATCATCGATGCCACGGCGTCGTAAGCCGGAAGTCATCGAGGCCGAGATCGCGGAGATCAGCCGCGCGGCCATCGAGATCGAAGAGAACGAGAACGCCACCGACGAGGAGATCGAGCGCGCGAGCACCGACCTCGACCGCCTCGACGACCTTCAGGTGGAGCTGGCCGACTCGGTCGAATACCACGACCGGATCGAGCGCGCCCGGGAGCTGGCCGAGAGCGAGGGCACCACCGAGCCGGGCGACCAGCGCGATACCCCGGCCATCGAGCGCCGGCGTGAGCGCGGCGCGGGCCCGGCCGTTCACGTCAAGGGCGACGAGTTCGAGATCCTGCGTTCCAACACCGGGCACATGGGGCCGCGCGAGTACCGCGGTGCCCTGCGTGACAACATCCTGCGTGCCCAGGAGCGTTACGAGATGCCGGACGGTTACACCGGCAGCCTGGAGAAGTTCGTCAAGCGTCACCAGAAGGACGCCTCCTGGGCCAAGAACATCCTGACCCGCATGCAGCCGGCGTACGTGGACGGTTTCGAGAAGGTCACGATCGGCATCAACCCCGCCTTCCTGGACGACGTGGAGCGCGCGGCCATCGCGGTGGGCACCAACACTGCCGGCGGTTACCTGGTCCCGACCCACCTCGACCCGACCCTGATCCTCACCAACAACGGCGTGAGCAACGCGATCCGGGGGATCTCGCGCCAGGTGACGCTGACCGGCGGCGCCAACGTGTGGCACGGTGTGACCACGGCCGGGGCCACGGCCTCCTGGGACGCCGAACTCACCGAGGTCTCCGACGACACCCCGGCCGTCGGCCCGGCGTCGATCCCGGTGTTCTCCGCCAAGGCCCTGATCATGGCGTCGATCGAGTCGTTCGAGGACATCACCGGCCTGGCCGGCGACGTGCAGAAGATGCTCGCCGACGCTCGCGACCGGCTGGAGGCCGTCGCGCACGCGACCGGCTCCGGCTCCGGCCAGCCGACCGGCCTGTTCACCTCGCTGGCCAGCAACACCAACGTGCAGGTGGCCATGACCACCAACGCGGCGGGCATCGTGCTGGCCGACCTCCAGAAGGTCCGCCGGTCGCTGCCGGTGCGTTGGCGCGGTAACGCCACGTGGGTCATGAACCCGACGTTCATGGGCTACATCCAGGCCCTCGGTACGGCGCTCTCGGCGAGCTACTCGACGGACATCACGCAGGACTTCACCAGCCGGCTGATCGGCCGGCCGGTCGTCGAGAGCGACGAGGCCCCGAACACGGAGCAGACGACCACGATCGACAACGTGCTGGTGTTCGGTGACATGTCCAACTACGTGATCGTGGACAAGCCGGGCAGCACCTCGATCGAGTTCATCCCGCACCTGTTCAACACCAGCAACAACCTCCCGGACGGCCGACGGGGCTGGTACATGCACTTCCGGAACGGCGCGGACTCGGTCAACGACCTCGCCTTCCGCATTCTCCAGGACAAGACCACCGCCTAGTCAGTGAGGTCGGCCGGGTTGGCCGCACGGATGAGCCCGGCCGGCCTCACGCTCGCATTCGAGAGGAGACCAGGAATGGTCTACGACAAGAACCGGTCCGGCGACCCGGACTACGACGACAAGCAGCCCCCGGAATTCCACGCCGGCGGAGCGGTGGTCAGCGCCGGTGACGGTGTGATCATCACCCCGGCCACCGGCCCGGTGGACGCGTCCGGTGCGCACGTCAACCTCGCGGTGGACGAGCAGGACCTGGACAACCGGCCGTCCCCGGGACGGGTCGCGGACAAGCCGTCCGAGGTCCAGCAGTACAGCGTGGAAGACACCCCCACGTTCCTGGAGCCGACCGAGGCGGATCAGGCCGACCTGAAGGCGATCGAGGAGGGCCAGCGCTCCGTGCGGGCCAGCTCCGAAGCCCAGGGCCAGACCGATATCCGCACCCAGGACGTGGCTGAGGCCAAGAACCCGGCCACGCCGGCGGCGGCCAAGAAGTCCACGGGCACGACCGGCAAGTGAGCAGGCCCCCGCGGTCCGGCCCTGGCTGGGTGCCGGACCGCGGGTCTACCCAGCCAATCACCCGGCCAGTGAGCGAGGACAAGGACATGGGAGACAGCGTGAACGAGGGCCGGGCAGTGATCCCGGGCTCGGTCATTCCCGCGGTCATCGACGGTGGCCAGTGGGCCGCCTGCTTCGGCCTCTCCTGGACGGACATGATGCTGGCCGATCAAGCCGGCCCCGGGCGTATTCTCGGCGGGTCGAATCAGTACGTGCGCAAGCAGGCCGGAACCATGGGGATCGCGGCCGCTCGTAACGAGATCGCGGCCTATTTCCTTCAGCAGAACGCCGAGTGGTTGTTCATGGTTGACTCGGACATGGGGTTCGCGCCGGACACCGTAGAGCGCATGATCGGGTCGGCCACCGTCAACGGCGTGCCGATCCTGGGGGCCCTCTGCTTCGCGCAGAAGGTGGACCCGGATCTTACCCAGAACGTCCTCTACGCCACCCGGTACCGCATCCAGCCGACCCTCTACCGGTACGTGGAAGTAGAGGACACCGGCGAGCGCGGATTCCAGTCACTGACCAAGTACCGCCGGGACAGCTTCCAGCCGGTGGCCGCCACCGGCGCGGCCTGCCTGCTCATTCACCGGTCGGCCCTGGAGGTCATCGGCCCGGAGCCGTTCATGCCGATCACCGATCCGGTGGCCGGTGGGCACGGCACGCCGCGGACCTTCAGCGAGGACCTGTCCTTCTGCGTCCGGGCCCAGAGCGCGGGCCTGATCATCGGCGTGGACACGTCCATCAAAACCACCCACTACAAGGGTGGCATCTACCTGGACGAAACTGCTTTTGCCATGCAACAGGAGACGCTCATCCAGGCCAAGGGTCACGAGATCGCACGCCGGGTCGAGCTGTACGAACGGAACCGGTTGAGTCCCTTAGGGATCGTTAAGGACGTGATGCCGTGACCGCGGTCCCGATCGGTGGCCCGTACGCCACCCTTGCCGAGCTTCACGCCTGGATGGGTATTCCCGACTCCAAAACGGACAAGGACACGGAACTGACCCGTCGCCTGGCCTCCTCGTCGCAGGACATCAACCGGTGGTGTCACCGGCAGTTCGGCCGGGACGAGGTGGCCACCGCAAGGACATTCCGGCCTTCCATGTACGGGGTGGACGTCCATGACTTCTGGACGACTCAAGATCTGGCCATCGTCCCCTATCTCGGGACGACCGCGGGGACGGCCTGGGATCTGACGCAACTCGTCCTTGAGCCCCTTGATGGAATCGTGGACATGGTGCCTGGCTGGCCCTACAACCGGATCTGCGGCTACCTCGGTCACGTGCATCCGATGCTGACCCAGATGTTCTACACGGCCACCACGGTCCAGGTCACCGCACGGTGGGGCTGGGCGAACGTGCCGGAGAACGTCAACACCGCCTGCCTCATCCTGGCCAGCGCGGACAACAAGGCCAAGGACACTCCGTTCGGCGTGGCCGGCTTCGGCGACTATGCCGTGCGCATCCGGTCCAATCCGATCGCGCAAGAGAAGCTCGAACCCTACGTCTACCGGGGCACGGCGGCCAACGCCTACCTGGTCGCGGCCGGATAAGAGGAGACCCCCGGATGGCACTGAACAGCAACGCCCTGAACGTCATGGTCAACGCCCTGGCCGCCGCGGGCACCTACATCTCGGCCCACACCGCGGACCCGTCCACCGGCGGGGCCAACGAGGTCACCGGCGGCAGCTACGCCCGCCAGCAGACCACATGGGGGGCGGCCAGCAACGGCACCAGGGCGGGCAGCCAGGTGACCATCCCGATCCCTGCGGCCACCACGGTGACGCACTGGGGTGTCTGGTCGGCAGCCACCGGGGGCACCTTCTACGGCTTCTACGACATGGCCGACGAGACCTTCACCTCCGGTGGAAACCTGCTGGTCACACCCACCCTGTCGGCGGTCTGATGGCCCGGCGCAATCTGTGCCCGAATCCGGCCGCGAAAAACAACGCCACCGGCTACGCGGGCACGGCCACACCCGCACGGGTCACCGGGCTGTCCGGCTTCCCGCGGACCACGGGCGTTCAGGCCACGGCCACCGGCTACATCACCACCCCTGTGGCCACCTGCTCCCCGGGTGATCAGATCGTCGTCTCGCTCTGGGCCAGCAACACTATCCCGCTCGGCTCCAAGACCATCTACGCCGCGTTCACCCGGACTGCCGGCGGAGACGACTTCAGCCAGACGTTCACGATCTCGGTCGGGGCGACGCCCACGCGAGCCACCTTCACGGCCACCGCGCCGGCCAACTCCACCGGCGTTTACCTGCTTCTTGACGGGGTGGGGTCCGGCGTCAACTGTTCCGCGATCATGTATGAGCCCGGCACGGTGGACGGCGGGTACGCGGACGGTGACACAGCCTCTTGGACGTGGGACGGCACCAACGGGAACTCGTCGTCCACCGAGGTCACCGGGACGAACATCGCCACGTCCGGCACCCTGACCGCAACCTCGTCCTTGTCCTCGTCCATCTCGTCCATCCGGGCGGTAGCCGGCACGCTCGGCGCGACCTCGCACCTGTCCGGCATCTCATCCGGCGGGGACACGCTGTCCGGGGCCAACTACGACCTGAACGAGATCCTGGACGCGATCGCCGCACTCTTCAACGGCGTGCCTACGGGGGACACCATCGGGGGTGTTCAGATCACCCTGGAAGCACACTCCGAGGTGACCGGCTCGATCGACCCGCCCGCGGTCGTGCTGGAACTCGATGACCAGAACTGGGCACTCGACATGGGCGACGGTGCCGACCAATTCCAGGTCACCGCGCTGGTGCTGGTCACCTACGCGGACGCCGAGGGCGCA